CGGTTGCCCAAGAGTTTACAATTGGAAGGAGGAATCTTTCTATGAGTAATGAAAAACAAACTCATATTGGATGCCTCATCGTACGCTCAGTCTGTGGGACGCAAGGTCCAAGTGTTCAACGGGAAGCTGAACGCTGGATTTCCAACTGTGGTCCAGAGTGGACAGTTAGGCGCATGAAAGCACTTAACAATGCCGCTCTACACCTCAAGAATGGTGACCTGGAAGCAGCTCGCGCTGTTTATCAGGAACATTCCATCTCTTACCACAAAGATACCATGTATCCGAAAGGTGAATGGGGCTTTGTAGTGAGAAAGTTTGTTGAGGCTCGAAAACCAGCGGTGATAAGACGCTGGCATGCAGTATTACGCTTCTACTGCTCGCTTAAGCTTCCTCCTGCTTGCAGGACAAAAGCTCAAGTTGAGAAAGCAGTTCGTAATATTACTGAGCCCGCACCTAAGACCTCCAAAGGTTTGGCCCACCCATTCTTTCGATCAGTGATCAAAGAATTTAGGCGTGGCGCGAAATCAAAGGGACTTATCGAAAAACCGAAGAAGGGTGGTTGGAGCTTGGATTACTCTAAGTATCCAGTTTCACTACTCAACGGAACTAGCTACTACCATCATAGTAGTACCCAAAAACCCAATTGGTATCGAAAGAGACCATATGGGCTGTTCGCGTTGTCGTGGGCTACCAACGATTGGTACCCCCCCGGATTCGACGGTCCTATCCTAAACGCACTTGGTGACCAGTTTATTAACTGGGATCTAGGTATGCCTAGGAGAGGTACGTCCCCTGCCAGGGTTAGTCTCTTGCAAGAACAAGGATGCAAGGCAAGGGTGGTCACTCAACCATCCGCAAAAACACAATATGTGTTTCTGCCCCTGCATGACAAGCTCATGCGGGTCATCAATGCGATGTACCCAAAGGAGAATTGCATACAGGATCAACAGAAAGGCATGTACCTTGTTCGTGACCACTTAGAGAAGGGTCACCAGGTTTACTCTGTAGACCTGTCTGCTGCCACTGACAGATTTCCCCGTTCCTTTAGTATCGAACTTTTGAAGGAGCTTGGGCTTTCTGACTATGCGTCAGGGCTCGAGTGGCTATGTCAACAAGACTTTGACACAGACTTAACTCCCTCTCATAAGATACGATACCAGGTCGGGCAACCAATGG